TCAAATAACCAACTTAACCCATTCCTGACCTCGAGTATCGTTATAGCGATCGGTGGTTGCCTGGACTTTATGTCCTAGTAATGTTTTTGTATCGATACCCTGTGCACGGTACAGCCGTTCTGATAGAGAGCGTTGTTCATGAAATGTTGGCGGAGTTTTTCCTGCTGGTGGAATTATCCCAGCCAGATCCCGTGCTTTGGCAAAGTAGTCGCTCAGGTTGTCTTTACTCATCGGCTTCGGTTGTTTCTGGTGCCGACTATGGATTAGATATGGACTTAATATTCTGTCTCGGCACCCATCAATAACTTCTTTTAACGTTATCCCAATGGCATCACAGCGTAGTGTAAGCGGTAACGCCAGACGCATTCCGGTTTTTCCCTGGGTGATATGCAAGTGTTCGTTCCACACATCTGAAAAACGCATGTGGCAAATGTCATCACGGCGCTGACCAGTAACAATCGCAAGAAGCATTGCGTTACGGATAAAGTGTTTTTCAGGCGTTGCATTGTAAATTTTTTGCCAGTCTTCCATGGTGAGCCTGGCTCTGGTTACTTTAGGGATCGGTTTACGGGTAGCCTCCGGAGGATTCCATCCAGGAGGAACTTCCCCTGCATGCTGTGCTTCTTTATAAATATCAACCCATAATCCACGATTTACTCTCGCTGTGCTGACCATGTCTTTATCCAGCCACTCATCCAGTATTAATGCAAAGTCTCTTACTTCCAGTTCTTTCAATGGGTGGTTTCCCAGACGGGAAACCAGGTATGCAGCCATTCGGGTTTTTTCTTTGTGAGTTGTAGCTGCAATATCTCCATTTTTCAGTCGCGTGTCCTGTATTTTCAGATATCGATCAACCCATGCCTTTAATCTGATACCCCGACGTTTTGTTGCTGACGGACTTTCATCAATTTTGCGCATGAAATATTCAGCTTCTGCTGCAGCTATTCGCTGATTGGCTGTGGAAGCGATTTTTTCTGCCTTACATTTGTCTGTTCCGAGTCCGTGAAATTTTCCAGTCACAGGATTTTTATACTGGTAGTAAACTCTGCCAGTTCTGCGATCAAACTTTTCGTAAAGACCGGCTACGTCAGTGCTGTTTTTTCGTGGCCTCGGTGACATGAGTTAAAATCTCCTTCAGTGCATCATCATCGCCAGTATGAATTTCCGGCGCAATTCCCGTTTCACCAGGCCCAACAAACACTGCTCGGCGATCTATCAGCCAACGCCCACGAATTTTTTGTGGCCTTGGAACGATGTATCCTAGTTTTCCGTATTTCACCAGGGTAGTGTTTGTTATTGGGAGACTGAACCGTTTTGGTTTCCACTCGTCGAGCGTTATCAGGTACTGTTCGCTCATGGCTATCACTCCGGAACGCGCCAGTTGCAGAATATCAACGACAACTGGCGACGGTTGAACATTAAAAATCAGCCTGACTCGGGATCAGTTTTTGCCAGATAACTGAAACGTATTTTGCCTGGTAACGGGCGTCATCAAGTGCATTATGGCGCTCACCTTCGAATGGAATAGCCGTTCTGGCATCGAAGTCTATGGCTTTCCCCAGCTCAACGATTGTGCGTACATCGCGATCGTTGTAGTAACGCCACGGGCAGGGGATCCCCTGCCGTTCGTATGAACGGCGCAAAATCGTGTTGTCGAAGTTGGCTCCATTTCCCCAGACCTGAACAAAAAATTCACCGGAGTTTTCGTCGATAAATTCCCGCAATTGTAACAGTGCATCATCTAACGGGATTTCATCGGTCATAATGGCAGATTGCGCTTCGCGTGATTGCTTAAGCCACCATTTAATGGTGTCCCGATCAATGACTCCGCCAGCAGTTTCCAGATCGATAGTCTTACTAAATTCCGGTCCCATATCTCCGGTTTGCGGATCGAAAAATATTGCACCTATTGAGATGATCGGGGCATCAGGATTTTTTCCCATAGTTTCAAGGTCGATCATTAGATGGTCACACGTCCTGCTGGTGGATGTGATTTCTTGATGACCGTTCACCTTAATTGAGTGATCTGCCGTCTCGCCAGTTTCATTATCGCTGGCATGATGCTGATTGCCGCCAGTATTCTCCTTGTGTGGATGTTCAGCGCCTTCCATTTCCTCCGGATCATCTTCCTGAACTTCAACCTGATACTCTTCATCGAATGTTTCCTGGTATGTTGCGTCGCCCATCACCGCGCCACAATCAGGGCAGTTGCCGCCGCCGGTCTGACCGCAGGCGGTGCAGACTTTTTCCACTTCCTGTTGCGCCACTGGTTCAGGCTGTTTCGTTTCTGGCTCGTTTTGTAACGCATTTGGGCTGTTTTGTTCCGCTTTCTGGTCGTTCTGTTCCGTTTCTTGCTGGTTCTGGTTCACAGAATCGCGGGTCTGGATCCCCTTAACCCATTTCGGATCATTCGGGTCGCTAATCCCTTCAACAAATTCACCACGTGATACTGCAAGCAGTTCATCGGCGTCAGGCTGGCTGATATTGGCTGCCTGCATAATTTTGTTTACTTCGTCAGCGGTAACTTTTACTGACCCTGGTTGTGCGGTCGTGTCAGATGCACCAGTATTTTGTTGTGAACCTGAGTATGTACCGTTTTTGCGGGCGAAATATTCTTCTTTCGTGATTTCAGTAGCCCCGGCAGCCAGTGCCTTACCCAGACCAGAAAGTTTGTTTGCGCGACCGTATTTTTCGCCATCCTTGTCGGTGAAGAGGAAGTAGAACGGCCCCTCACGCTCTACAGATGGTTCGACTTCCACTTTGCATTCGGTTTTTTCGTTGTCCGGAATTGCCGTTTCCACTGCATCAGTTTCTGGTACTGGCGCCGAGAGAGTATCAGTTGCGCTCTGATTTCTTCCTTCATCTTCAAACACGCCCTTTGTAGTCAGGTATTCAGTAATGTATTTGTTCAGTGCCACAGGGTCTTTGTGAATGTCGATCGGACGTTCACGGACAAGGCCAAAAATAGTCTGGCGGTCGTAGCGAAGGGCATCAGGCTGTTTGCGCATTGATGCCGAGATACGCTTCCAGTCTTCGCGGTCGTTGTCGATAACTTCATTTTTTGCCCAGCGATGGATGCTGCCGTCAATGTTTCCGGCATCCACATCACCAGGCCAGAGAGCGTAGGCCAGTTCGTCATCCAGTGTTTTCCATGTCTGCTTGTATTCGCGATGAGTGGCAGCAATGACCGGGTTGATTTTTCCTGTTGAATTTTCAGTGTGCTGTTGATTGGCTCTGGCGCGGGCGAGATCAACAACAGACGTGTATTTTCCGGTTTCCTTGCGTTCATCTTCGCGACGTTTTTTCCAGATGCGCATCTCTGCCTGAATTTCGGGCCATTTGGCACCTGGATTACATTTATGTTTAACCCACCCGATGGCGAGCAGCTTAAGCTCTGAATACATGACGTTAACTTCAGGCATTTTCATCAATGCCTCAACGATATGCCCGTCGAATGTTGCCATGTCCTCCTGCAACAATTCCTGTGCACTAATCACCATATCAACGGTGATGTTTTCACATGTACCGAACTTAACTAGGACCGCGTTCTGTACTTCAAGGGACAGCTTGTCAAAATTGACGTTCATCGGATCGGATTCTGGTTCGACCGGAATAAAGGAAGCGGATTCCTCATCCCAGTGGTTTTCCTGCATATATTCGGTATCCCAGGAATCAAGGGCAGGGCGGGCCATGCCGGGTTTATCCTCACAGACAAGAAATTTATAAGCGCAGTCCTGAGCAGCCGGATGTTGCTCCAGGAATTGCCAGGTAAATTTGGCACGGGCGCGGCGTTCGTCGCCGGCTTCAATGGCAGTGGCTACAGCAACTGCACCTTCTTCCTTTATTGCCTGTTCGTCCGGAATGGCGGCGCAAATAAAGACTTTACTCATTTTGTTTTAACCTCATTACAGATTTAAGGATGAACAAATCCCTGCCATTGCTGGCATATAAGAATCAAATCTGATGTATTCATTAAGCTGAATGTCGTATTGTGGCAGTTATTTTATTGCTGCTCACCATGACTCTGCTTTTACAGGTAAACCATCACGACCAAGGAAGACTTTAATCATGGTTTCCTTAATACAGTGTTGTGTGGAAAAATCACGAATATAGAGCCGTTGTTTTTTAATGTTGTTTACCGAAGCAATATATGTTCTTCCTTTATGAATAACATAATCACCGGGAGTCACGCACTGACGAGGAATCTCATCAGTTCCGAAGTGATGAGCAATCATAATTATCTCCATTTTTACAAATGAACTTTGTTGATGCGGTGCCTGGTGCCTCCAGGTGACGTTAACCAGTTAACAATTAACGCCGGATACAGAGAATCCACCCATAACACTGTTTTTGGTTTTAACTGTTCCGCGTGCGCTCAGCCGCATTCACCACATCACAAAATTCACTTTAAAAAGGGCGGCAGAGCAGTCACGGAGTAAAACTGATACCGCCAAACGTCACCAGAAAATTGATAACAGAGGGCGTTGCAGCGGGGTTGTCACTTAAGCGTATGGTCAACCTGACAACCCGGTGTCCTCAACGGGGAAGGAATAACCCCGCCATACTTACCGCCGCGCCATTTCGCGGAGTGCCACAACCGGAAGCGCACGGTCGACGAAAATTTAACGACAGGCTATCTATGAACCAACAACTTCGCCGTGCGCTTTCGCGTTATGCCCTGACTTTTCAGGGAGATATCCTTTCAGTAAACTGTCAGTGCCGGATGCTCACCCGTGTCCGGCGCACGCACTCCACCTCACCCGTGGAGAACTCCTTAATTACTAACCCTCAGGAGGATGAAATGGGGTTTGATGTCAATGAAACTCTTAACTCTCTTATACGGAAAATTAATGATTTTGATAAAACACTACAGCATGCTGCGGCGCGTAGTGATATAACATTGTTAGCAATTTCATACCTTGCATCTGCCATGAATAAAGATGAAACGGTACGAAAGAATCTCGTTGATTATATCGACTCGCTTCAGCCGGGCACTTTCAACCCTGAGAGCTTCAATCATGAGAAAGAGCATGTTAAATCTGTAATTAATTCTCTTGTTTTGAATCAAAAGAATTGATGCTTCTTGTTACGAAGCAATTTTCAAGGGGTTCTATCCGAATCCCTTTCTTTTCCATTAACAAGCCAAACCCCTTATTAATGATGTCCATTAGATCCAGGAAGTATTTTTCATGTAAATCCTGGTTATCAGAGAGCTGCTTCTCTTCGTACAGACCGATAAAGGCACGACGCACGTTACCGGATATAGTATCGATGGTTTCTTTTTCTACGGTACTCAGGTCAAGAGTCGCCAGTTGGGAACGAACTATATTCGCTGCCATTTCCTGGAATTGCATTGGTAAATCTTTAAATTCCATTATTAGCCTCGTTGGTTAGCTATTAACGCGGGTATGTAATCATTCTGGCAATGCTTAATGCCGCTGCTTTTTCCAGCCTGGTGATATCCTGCTCCAGAGCGGACAGATTTTCAGCCTGCTTAGCCCTGGCTTCATTGGCCCATTTCAAATCCTGCGCTGCATTAATTTTCTGGCGCATCCACTCATAAAGTTCATCATCGGTATAGTCTGGCGCGATGATGACAGGTTCTCGTTTCTGCATGTCAGCTCCTTGTGGTTCGCATTGCCTGCTTTTAACCACGTCAGGCGAGGTGGTATCCTCTGAGGGGTCTGTTACTCGAGAGGAAATTGGTTATGAATACAATCAAGTTTTCTTGCCCAGAATGTGGTGGCGAAGTCTTTGACACATCCTTTAAGCCGCAGGGCTCTGACAGTTTCGCGGGAGCCATCTGCAAAAATTGTGGTCACCTTGTAACTGAAGATGAGTCCTCGCAGTTCGATGACGAAATCGTTGACAATATCTTCGGTGCACTCACCAGAGACTTTCTGAAATAAAGACGCATACCGCTTAGTTACCGCTCTGATAACTCTTACCTGTCCGGCAATGGCGCTGATGTCAATATAAAGCGCCATTGCTGCTTCTTTGCCGATCCCGTGATGCCTTCCATTCTGATGTTTGACTTCGCCCACTGAGAAATCCTCTGTTTCCCCTTAACGCCGGGGTAGCGGAACAAAAACCTGCTGCATAGTTATTAAAGTTGAACCCTGCCGTCATGTTCTTACGCCTCGGGCTGGCTACTTAACCCCTGACCACTGCCTGGTAACTCGAAGTATTGCCCTGCATTCTGTGGGGCGGGGTGGGTTGGTATGAAAAGAAGGATACCCATAGGTATTTAAAAAGTAAATACCCATGGGTAAATTTTTGCGGTGTCTTAACTGGTGACTAGTTGTTTGGTGAGCTATGATGCGTTTTGTGCTTTCTTTTTACGGATTTCTTCGTAGATCATATTGTAATACTGTTTTTTCTCTTCAAGAGTTTTTAATAATTTATCCGCTTCACTTTCTGGCAGTTCGTCTAAGAGATCTAAAAAAATACGTTGTCGTGGCGTTAGAACCCTTGTTTCATAACTGGAGGCTGTGTTCGTTGATGATGAAACGATACCATCCATCCATCCCCGGGGTAACCCAAAGGACTCTTCGATAATCTCCACCATATCATCAGCGATCCGTTTTTTTCCCTTTTTCCCCTCTGGGTACAACATTCTTGATACATAAGAAGGCTCGCGCCCGATCTTTCTGGCCACGTTAACCGCTTTACCATCGCATTTCTCATCACGAATTTTGATGAGTTGCTGTCGTCTAAATTCATATTTGTCCATAGGTAAATAATAGATGCGATTACCGCAAGGTAAACAACCTGTGGGTATTGACTTTTGTTTACCTGTGGGTATTCTTTGCTGTGTTTACTAAGGAGTAGCTATGGAAGAATTAAGAATATTTCTCAATTCTCTTTCGTCAGATGAACAGCGTATGTTTGCATGCGAGTGTGGTACCAGCATCGGTTATCTAAGAAAGGCATTGAGTAAAGGTCAAGTGTTAGGGGCATCGTTATGTGTCCTTATTGAGCGAGCCAGTAATGGTGAAGTTACACGTCAGCAACTAAGGCCTTTTGATTGGATGAATATTTGGCCCGAGCTGGAAGATACCAAAACGTTAACACAACCACTTTCTAGGAGCTTGATTCATGAAAATCAAGCATGAACACATCCGCATGGCGATGAATGCCTGGGCGCGTCCTGATGGCGAAAAAGTTCCAGCAGCTGGAATAACCCAGGCTTATTTTGAGTTGGGTATGACGTTCCCAGAACTGTATGACGACAGCCATCCGGAAGCCCTGGCTCGCAATACCCAGAAAATTTTCCGCTGGGTAGAGAAAGACACCCCTGATGCTGTTGAAAAAATGCAGGCTCTGTTACCGGCGATCGAAAAGGCGATGCCGCCTTTGCTGGTGGCCCGTATGCGCAGCCACAGTTCTGAATATTACCGTGAGATCGTCGAACGGAGGGATCGGCTGGTGAAGGATGTCGATGATTTTGTTGCGTCAGCGGTTGTTTTGTATGACCAGATGAATCGCGGCGGCCCGGCAGGGAATGCTGTGGTGATGCACTAAAAGCACGGTGTTCGGGGGTTTTATGAGCAGCAAGCTTCATGGTCTTGTCTGGGAAGGGTGCGCCTTCACCGGCATGATCTTATCCAGGGTGGCGGTTATGGCCCGTCTTGCAGACTACAGCAATGACGAGGGCGTGTCATGGCCTGCCATTGAAACTATCCGGCGTCAGATCGGTGCAAGAAGTGAATCCACAGTGAAATCGGCTATTGCAGAACTGGCGAAAGAGGGCTGGCTGACGAAGGAAGAGCGTAAGGTCGGTGGGCGTAATGTAAGCAATATCTATCGGCTTAATGTGGAAAAACTCGAAGCAGCTGCGGCGGCGGCGCGTGAGTCATATAAACCGAAAAGAAAAATTAGCCCGGCAAAAAATGACCCGTTAACAGTTGACCCGTCAAATATTGACCCCTCAACGGTTGACCCGTCAAATTTTGATGGATCAACTGTTGATAAAAAACTGCCGATTAGGGGGGCGATGATTGACCCCGATCCGTCAGTATTAAAACCTGATCCGTCAGATAAAAGATCTTCTTGTCCGGACGCTTCGCAACCGGACCCGCAGACGGCTGAACAGGATTTTTTAACCCGACACCCTGACGCGGTTGTGTTCAGTGCGAAAAAACGCCAGTGGGGAAGTCAGGAAGATTTGGTGTGCGCACAGTGGATCTGGGGACGAATCGTGAGTCTTTACGAGCAGGCGGCCAGCTATGATGGCGAGATCACTAGACCGAAAGAACCCAACTGGACAGCATGGGCCAATGACGTTCGCACAATGCGGATGCTGGATGGCAGAACTCACAGACAAATTTGTGAAATGTTTGGGCGTCTCCAGCGGGATTCGTTCTGGGTAAAAAACATCATGAGTCCGGCAAAACTCCGGGAAAAATGGGATGAACTGGTTATCCGCCTGGGGCGTTCGCCTGCGCAGCGTTGCGTGAATCACATTTCTGAACCGGACACTGAAATACCGCCGGGATTCAGGGGGTGACGTGTCATGAAAAACATTGCGGCAGTTGGGGTTCTTGAACGTATTCGCAGACTTGCACCACAGGGGTCGGTTCCACCGTACCGGACGGTGGAGGAGTGGCGGGAATGGCAACTTGCTGAAGGACGAAAACGCAGCGAGGAGATTAACCGCCAGAATCGCCAGTTGCGGGTGGAAAAAATCCTGAATCGTTCGGGCATCCAGCCTCTGCACAGCAAATGCTCGTTTGCAAATTATCAGGTGCAGAACGACGGGCAAAAATACGCGCTGAGCCAGGCCAAATCCATAGCTGACGAACTGATGACCGGGTGCACGAATTTTGTGTTCAGCGGTAAAACCGGCACCGGGAAAAATCACCTTGCAGCGGCGATGGGCAACCGGCTGATGGTGAAGGGGCGCAGCGTGATTATCGTCACCGTGTCTGACGTCATGAGCGTGTTGCATGACAGCTACGACAACGGCAAATCCGGGGAAAAATTTTTACAGGAGCTTTGCGGGGTTGATTTGCTGGTCCTGGATGAAATAGGCGTTCAGCGGGAGACGAAAAACGAGCAGGTGGTATTGCACCAGATAATTGATCGCCGGACAGCATCACTGTGCAGTGTCGGGATGTTAACAAACCTGAATCATGCCGCAATGAGTACGCTTCTTGGTGAGAGGATTATGGACCGCATGACCATGAACGGTGGTCGATGGGTGACGTTTAACTGGGATAGCTGGCGTCCAAATGTCAGCAATATGAGGGTTGTGAAGTAATTTTGTCCGGAGGAAATTTTAATGGAAACCGTATCTGACGCACTGAAAGCACTGAAAAAAGCCTCTTCACATGTGGTGGCAGCTCGCCTTGGAATCAGTCGTGAAGAGGCTGTCAACGAGCTGTGGGAACTCAAAAGAAAAGGCGTCGTTGATAAAACTGGTCACACCTGGTTTCTGGCTGGCGAAGGTGAATCCCGGGTAACCGAAGAGCGGCCAGTAAAATCTGAAGCACAGGATATGCTGACCGGGGAGGTCGAACAAAAAGTTACCGCAGACATGATGATTGAGTTTATCGGTCAGGATGGGGCTAAAACGTGTGAGGAACTGGCGGGTAAGTTCGGTGTCAGTACTCGCAAGGTTGCTTCCACGCTGGCGGTGGTAACCGCAACGGGGCGGCTGGCACGCGTTAATCAGAACGGTAAATTTCGTTACTGCATGCCGGGCGATAATTTACCAGCAGAGCCGAAAGCCGCGCTGGTAACGGAAAGTGATGGTAAGGCCTTTCCTCAGCCAGCAGGTGCTGCGTTACCAGTCCGGGAAGCCGCAACACAGGAAGAAATTAAAACAGAAACTGTGGCGGACATTGTGCAGCCGTTGCCATCGTTTACCGAAACGCAAGCAGATGAGCTGATTTTTCCGTCCCTTCGCAGGGCAAACCTGGCGCTGCGCAGGGCGAAAAGTGATGTTCAGAAGTGGGAGCGAGTCTGCGCCGCGCTGCGGGAGCTGAACAAGCACCGGGATATTGTTCGACAGATTACTGATTCTTCCCGCCGTGTTGTATCGGAAAAGTGATTGCCGGAGGCGCTTATGGCAAAAGTATTTACACAAGAAGAGCGGGAAAAAATTAAAGGGCAGGTTGTTGAACTTGTACGTCTGAGCGGTCGCGAGACGTTGCGGCAACTGGAAGCCAGGACAGGTGCGACAAGATATCTGATGAGTGTTCTCGCCAGAGAGCTGGTTGCCAGTGGCGATGTATACAACTCTGGTTACGGGTTATTCCCGTCTGAACAGGCGCGTAAGGACTGGCAAAATGCTCGCAAAAAACTCTCAAGGGCAAAGGTGAAGAAACCTGCAGTGGTTGATCCGGACCTTATCTGGTCGTTACCAGACGGCGAAATACGCCGCTACGACAGGCGCCTGAATATAATCTGTCGCGAGTGCCGGAAGAGCGAAGCTATGCAGCGTGTACTGGCATTTTATCAAGGAAATGTTAGGTATTTTAGACGTTACTAGATTAAAGAGCATTAGTTCAGATGTGAATTGACATTTTCATGGCGCAGGGTAGAGCCAGCGTGGTTGTCCGCTTTGCGTCAAAACCAGATATTACCAGATTTAGACATATATTCCCGATAGACCTGCTCTGATGCTACACTCTGTGCTATTTTCATGACCCCAATAAAAATATTTATGACTATTGCTGATTTCAAACGGCCTAAATTGGAGCTCCCAAACGGGGCAAACAAACTACTACTGCACTCTTGCTGTGCTCCATGTTCCGGTGAAGTGATGGAGGCGCTTCAGGCCTCGGGAATCGACTACACCATCTTTTTCTACAACCCGAACATTCATCCTCAGAAAGAGTATTTAATTCGTAAGGATGAAAATATTCGCTTTGCTGAACAACACGGCGTGCCGTTTATCGATGCTGATTACGACACCGACAACTGGTTTGAACGTGCCAAAGGAATGGAATGGGAGCCTGAGAGGGGGATCCGTTGTACCATGTGTTTTGACATGCGTTTTGAGCGGACAGCGTTGTACGCTGCTGAAAATGGTTTCAGTGTGATCAGCAGTTCACTGGGCATTTCACGCTGGAAAAATATGCAGCAGGTTAACGAGTGTGGGCGGCGAGCTGTTGCGCATTATCCGGGTATGGTGTACTGGGATTATAACTGGCGCAAGCAGGGCGGCTCGTCCCGTATGATTGAAATCAGCAAGCGCGAAAAATTCTATCAGCAGGAATATTGTGGCTGTGTGTATTCTCTGCGCGATACCAATCTACACCGCAAATCTCAGGGACGCCCTCTTATCAAAATTGGCCAACTCCACTACGGAAAAGAAGAGAAGGAGTGATTTTATGGATCACCTTTCTGATTGATTTTATATTGGCGAGGTAACGGGAGTTAAGTAGAATGGCTGCGGGTGCTTGAGGCTATCTGTCTCAGGCATGAACACCAAAGGCAGATAGAGAAAAGCCCCAGTTAACATTACGCGTCCTGCAAGACGCTTAACATTAATCTGAGGCTCAATCTATGAACGGCAAATCTAGGTTAGCCTCTTACGTGCCGAAAGGCAAGGAGAAGCAGGCTATGAAGCAGCAAAAGGCGATGTTAATCGCCCTGATCGTCATCTGTTTAACCGTCATTGTGACGGCACTGGTAACGAGGAAAGACCTCTGCGAGGTACGAATCCGAACCGGCCAGACGGAGGTCGCTGTCTTCACAGCTTACGAACCTGAGGAGTAAGAGACCTGGCGGGGGAGAAATCCCTCGCCACCTCTGATGTGTCAGGCATCCTCAACGCACCCGCACTTAACCCTGATGAATCCCCTAATGATTTTTATCAAAATCATTAAGTTAAGGTAGATACACATCTTGTCATATGATCAAATGGTTTCGCCAAAAATCAATAATCAGACAACAAAATGTGCGAACTCGATATTTTACACGACTCTCTTTACCAATTCTGCCCCGAATTACACTTAAAACGACTCAACTGCTTAACGTTGGCTTGCCACGCCTTACTTGACTGTAAAACTCTCACTCTTACCGAACTTGGCCGTAACCTGCCAACCAAAGCGAGAACAAAACATAACATCAAACGAATCGACCGATTGTTAGGTAATCGTCACCTCCACAAAGAGCGACTCGCTGTATACCGTTGGCATGCTAGCTTTATCTGTTCGGGCAATACGATGCCCATTGTACTTGTTGACTGGTCTGATATCCGTGAGCAAAAACGGCTTATGGTATTGCGAGCTTCAGTCGCACTACACGGTCGTTCTGTTACTCTTTATGAGAAAGCGTTCCCGCTTTCAGAGCAATGTTCAAAGAAAGCTCATGACCAATTTCTAGCCGACCTTGCGAGCATTCTACCGAGTAACACCACACCGCTCATTGTCAGTGATGCTGGCTTTAAAGTGCCATGGTATAAATCCGTTGAGAAGCTGGGTTGGTACTGGTTAAGTCGAGTAAGAGGAAAAGTACAATATGCAGACCTAGGAGCGGAAAACTGGAAACCTATCAGCAACTTACATGATATGTCATCTAGTCACTCAAAGACTTTAGGCTATAAGAGGCTGACTAAAAGCAATCCAATCTCATGCCAAATTCTATTGTATAAATCTCGCTCTAAAGGCCGAAAAAATCAGCGCTCGACACGGACTCATTGTCACCACCCGTCACCTAAAATCTACTCAGCGTCGGCAAAGGAGCCATGGATTCTAGCAACTAACTTACCTGTTGAAATTCGAACACCCAAACAACTTGTTAATATCTATTCGAAGCGAATGCAGATTGAAGAAACCTTCCGAGACTTGAAAAGTCCTGCCTACGGACTAGGCCTACGCCATAGCCGAACGAGCAGCTCAGAGCGTTTTGATATCATGCTGCTAATCGCCCTGATGCTTCAACTAACATGTTGGCTTGCGGGCGTTCATGCTCAGAAACAAGGTTGGGACAAGCACTTCCAGGCTAACACAGTCAGAAATCGAAACGTACTCTCAACAGTTCGCTTAGGCATGGAAGTTTTGCGGCATTCTGGCTACACAATAACAAGGGAAGACTCACTCGTGGCTGCAACCCTGCTTACTCAAAATCTATTCACACATGGTTACGTTTTGGGGAAATTATGAGGGGATCTCTCAGCACTTAACCCGCTTCGGCGTTTTTTCCGTTGATTAACTCTAGTTATTAGAGAACCGAACTTTTATTGATGGGGCAGGGAGATGAAGAAACTTGTTTTAGTCGCAGGTGTAATGATTGCAACAGTAATGTTGGGAGGGTGTGCAGCAAAGATCGATCCAGCGTTGAAAGCAGAAGCAATGAAGCCACTAACATGTAATGATGAAAAGCAATGTGACTTTTATTGGAAACGAGCGCAATTCTGGTTGGCTAATAATTCCTCATGGAAAATTCAAACGGCGACAGACACGCTAATTTCCACTTATAATCCCTCTCCAAATAGTCCATTCCTCGCTTATCAAGTGAGTAAAATGCCAAATGAAGATGGATCCTCAAGAATTTTCATCAAGCCTTTTTGCGATAATATGTTTGGCTGTCAACCAAACCCCTATCAGGCAGTTGTTTCCTTTAAAAACTTCGTTAAAACAGGGCAGTAGTGTATAGCTTGGACGATAAATTATTAGTGAAAACGCCGTAAACCCTCACCCAATGTGGACTAAGTCTATCAAACATGACTGTGATGATTAGTCCGTAGTTGTTGTCTATGAAATCTGGATTGAGTCAGGGTTTAATCCAATAATTATTCTATCGTTCCTTTACAAGTCCGGTATATTACTTTCAGTTTGTTTTAGCATACCCGCTTCGGCGGGTTTTGTTTTTCCTGGCATTCTGGTTTACAATTCGCACGCCAGCCTGAACAACTGGCACCTGCTGCGCCAGCAGAGACAACCGATGGCGCACGATACCAAATTACACAATTCTGATGATTCTGCCGTCTTTGCCAGCAGGCACGGGCGGCGTTCCCGCACTTTCAAATCTGACTGGTTCCAGCATGACCCATGTACTGAAGAACAGGCCGAATGGCTAATTCATAACTATCGCAGACGCGGATACGAGATTAAGAAAGCCCTCAGCCTCGATTATCGTCACTGGATAATCTATGTCAGGCTCCCTTATTCCGAACGCCCACCGCGCCCATCCCGCACATACCAGCAACGGATCTGGAGGTAACGTGCGGATATTACTTCGACCTGTTCTGGTACCGGAACTCGGGCTGGTGGTCCTTAGGCCGGGCCGTGAATCCATGCAAGTATTTCATAACCCTCGAGTGCTGGTGGAGCCTGAACCGAAAAGCATGCGCGGTCTGCCGTCCGGAGTCGTCCCTGCCGTTCGCCAGCCGCTGGCGGAGGATAAATCATTACTGCCATTTTTCAGCGATGAGCGGGTGATTCGTGCTGCTGGCGGCGCTGGGGCGCTGTCTGACTGGCTGTTGCGTCATGTCAAATCCTGCCAGTGGCCTCATGGTGACTATCATCACAGTGAAATCGTCATACATCGTTACGGTACCAGCGCGATGGTGTTGTGCTGGCACTGCGACAACCAGTTGCGTGACCAGACATCCGAATCACTCGGGCAACTTGCTCATCAAAACCTGTCAGCATGGATGATTGACGTCATACGCCATGCAATGAATGGCACGCAGGAGCGGGAATTGTCGCTGGCTGAATTATCTTGGTGGGCGGTCTGCAATCAGGTGGCGGACGCGCTTCCGGAGGCAGTATTACGTCGTTCTCTGGGGGTACGTGCGGAAAAAATCCGCTCCTTGTACCGCGAAAGCGACATCGTACCGGGAGAGCAGACCGCCACCAGCATACTGAAGCAGCGCACAAAAAATCTTGCGCCGTTGCCTCATGCCCACCAGCAACAGAACCCACCACAGGAAAAGACGGTGGTATGCATCACCGTTGATCCGGAGTCTCCGGAATCTTTCATGAGGCGACCTAAACGTCGCCGTTGGCTAAATGAGAAATATACGCGCTGGGTGAAGACACAGCCGTGTGCGTGTTGTGGTCAGCCAGCCGACGATCCCCATCACCTGATTGGTCACGGTCAGGGAGGGATGGGAACAAAGGCCCACGATATTTTCACGCTACCGTTGTGCCGGGAACATCACAACGAACTTCATGCGGATCCGCTGGCGTTCGAAGAAAAGCATGGTTCCCAGGTTGATTTAATTTTTCGTTTTCTTGATCACGCCTTTGCAACCGGCGTGCTCGGGTAAAAGAGGTTACTGATGCGTATAGAGTTTGTTTTGCCTTATCCGCCGACGGTGAATACTTACTGGCGACGTCGTGGCAACACATATTTTGTATCAAAAGTCGGTGAGCGTTATCGCCGTGATGTGGCACTAATTGTTCGCCAGCAGCGGTTGAAATTAAACCTGTCCGGAAGGCTGGCAATAAAAATTATTGCAGAGCCACCGGATAAGCGCCGCCGCGACCTGGACAATATCCTGAAGGCACCACTGGATGCGCTGACGCATGCCGGACTTCTCATAGACGACGAGCAGTTTGATGAAATCAATATTGTGCGCGGACTGCCTGTTCCTGGTGGTCGGCTGGGGATAAAAATCACAGAACTGGAGTGCGCATGAATAACCAGTATTTACAGTTTGTGCGTGAGCAGCTCATTATCGCTACCGCTGATTTGAGTGGGGCAACAAAAGGTCAGCTTGAAGCCTGGCAGGAGAATGCCATGTTTGATACAGGGCGTTACAGGCGTAAAAAAATCCGGTACCGCGATGAAGTGACTGGAAGAATGATAACGCGGGATAGTCCACCGATACCGGGAAAACAATCACTGGCGAAAGGCTCATCAATTGCTCTGGTAAGTCAGGTTGAGTTTTCGACATCATCATGGCGACGGGCAGTTCTGTCTCTTGAAGAACATCATAAAGCCTGGTTGTTGTGGTGTTACAGCGGGAGTATTTGTTGGGAATATCAGATCGCGATAACACAGTGGGCGTGGAATGAATTTAATACTCAATCCGGTACCAGAAAAATTGCAGGGAAAACGCAGGAACGCCTGAAAAAATTAATCTGGCTGGCGGCGCAGGCATTAAAAGCAGAACTTTTTGGTGGGGAAGGTTATGAATACCAGGAGCTGGCATTACTGGCGGGAGTGACAACTAAAAACTGGTCCAAAACATTTACTCGTCACTGGGTTGCAATGAAACACATTTTTCACCGACTTGATAGTGAGGCTTTATTGTTTGTAATGAGAACACGTTCAAAACAAAAGGCGGCATTTTCAAAGCAAAGTGTTGCAAAAGTAGATTGAAAGGCATATATTTCATGCAAATCTGATATTTTGCCGATTTTGTACGTGATGGCAAAAGCAAACAAAACCCGCCCACAAGCGGGTTTTTTGTGCCACTTATCTCGGATAGACATGGTGAATGCGCTGGTGGAGGAGATAAGGGTGATTTTTGAATGCTTGCAACATTGATTTCGTAACGTTATTATCCTGCGCCCGGCCCTTTAGCTCAGTGGTGAGAGCGAGCGACTCATAATCGCCAGGTCGCTGGTTCAAATCCAGCAAGGGCCACCAGCCGCCACTAGCTCATCAGGAAAGAGCGTCAACCCTTTAAGTTGAGTGTGCGAGGTTCGAGTCCCCGGTGGCGGTCCAGTGCCGACTTAGCTCAGTAGGTAGAGCAACTGACTTGTAATCAGTAGGTCACCAGTTCGATTCCGGTAGTCGGCACCATATGCGGGCATCGTATAATGGCTATTACCTCAGCCTTCCAAGCTGATGATGCGGGTTCGATTCCCGCTGCCCGCTCCAGTTAGAGTCTTTCAGTCTGCGATGATGGGAAATCCCGGAGTGACTGAAAGACGTTTAAGTTATGAATGATCGCCTTTTTTTGCAAAATTGCTGTGCAGAAATACTAACCTTCGGGCAGGCGATCATTCATAAGCACTCTGCTTTTATTCCGATTAACTGTGGGTGTGGTTTGTTGGATAGAGTGCTTTCCTTTCTGTATATATCGTTTCGCCCGCTTTTGCGGTTTTTTCTTTTCAAATCCCTTTCATTTCTCAGTGTAAAACTACGCCATCCGTTATTTGCGGAGGTGAGGCTATGAAATCCATGGACAAAATTTCAACGGGCATTGCCTACGGCACCTCCGCAGGCAGTGCTGGCTACTGGTTTTTACAGTGGCTTGATCAGGTCAGTCCGTCACAGTGGGCTGCGATTGGTGTACTGGGGAGTCTGGTTCTGGGCTTCCTGACTTATCTGACAAATCTGTACTTCAAAATCAGAGAAGACAAGCGTAAGGCTGCACGGGGAGAGTAATTCAATGACTCAAAACTATGAACTGATTGTGAAAGGGATCCGCAATTTTGAGAATAAAGTTACGGTAACTTTAGCGTTACGGGACAAAAAACGCTTTGACGGTGAAATTTTTGGCTTGGACATCTCGCTGGACCGTGTTGAAGGTGCCGCGCTGGAGTTTTATGAGGCAGCAGCCAGAAGGAGCATCAGACAGGTCTTCCTGGATGTTGCTGCCGGGTTATGTGAAGGGGACGAGCTGTTGCCAGAAACGCGCCCCTGTTCAGAGGCGCGGTATACCATAAAAATTAACAGTTCTGATAACTCGATTACAGGTTGTTAGCTTTTTGCAGTTGGCTTTCCAGTATCTTTCATTGGTAGCATCCTGATAAATATCCATGAGCGCAAAAATCAAATACGGCCTGTCAGCTGCTGTTCTGGCGCTGATTGCTGCAGGCGCGTCTGCTCCTCAAATACTTGACCAGTTTCTGGATGAAAAAGAGGGTAACCACACTACGGCATACCGCGATGGTTCCGGTATATGGACCATCTGTCGTGGTGCCACAATGGTGGATGGTAAGCCCGTCATACCGGGAATGAAGCTGTCGAAGGAAAAATGCGACCAGGTTAACGCTATTGAACGTGATAAGGCGTTGGCATGGGTGGAGCGCAATATTAAAGTACCACTGACCGAACCACAGAAAGCGGGTATAGCGTCATTCTGTCCCTATAACATTGGCCCCGGTAAGTGTTTCCCGTCGACGTTTTATAAGCGGCTGAATGCCGGTGATCGTAAGGGCGCATGCGAGGCGATTCGCTGGTGGATAAAAGATGGTGGGCGCGATTGCCGCATACGTTCAAATAACTGCTATGGACAGGTTATTCGTCGTGACCAGGAAAGCGCATTAGCCTGTTGGGGGATAGATCAGTGAGCAGAGTCGCAGCGATTATTTATACTCTGGTTATCTGCACCATCGTCTGCCTGTCGTGGGCGGTCAATCATTACCGTGATAACGCCATCGCCTACAAAGAACAGCGTGATAAAAAAGTCAGTGAGCTGAAGCAGGCGACTGCCACCATCGCTGACATGCAACAGCGTCAGCGTGATGTTGCTGCGCTCGATGCAAAGTACTCGAGAGAATTAGCCAATGCGAAAGCTGAAAATGAAACTCTGCGCGCTGATGTTGCCGCTGGTCGTAAGCGCCTGCGGGTCAATGCCAGTTGCTCCGCAGCCGTGCGTGAAGCCACCGGACCCACCAGCGTGGATAATGCAACCAGCCCCCGACTGGCAGACACCGCTGAACGGGATTATTTCACCCTCAGAGAACGGTTGATGACGATGCAGAAGCAACTGGAAGGGGCACAGCTATACATTCGTGAGCAATGTCTCAGATAAAAAACGGCCAAGGATAATCCGCTAAAGATTCGCCGGTGGCGAAAGAGAGCCAAGGTGTCAACCTACGCTATTACTTATGATAATGCAACAGACGAAGCGGGACATTCAGGTGCATAACAAAGCGTGGCAGGTGAACTGCAAACCTGAAAAGGCGCAAAAATCTGCGCCAGAATGGTAGTTATTTTGTGGTTTTGAAAAGTTTCATGTACTGATTGATAGGTTTTCCTGAGTAAGAATCTGTCCCTGGCTCAGGAGTATCAGATAAAACTTTTGCAGCTAATTTGTTGGAGGCTTGATTACCAACCCCGACAATAGCCTCTACATAGAATTCATTGAAGGAATTTCTAAATCCGTATTGCATTTCTTCAATGCTGGCGATGAGAAGTTGAGTACCGATGCCTTGCGCTTTATATTCATCGGCTACTGCATAGCCAACGCCAAAGCATGGTTTACCTTCAACAAACTCTGCAGGGACATATATAGCAACACCTTTAACATTTTCTCCTTCAAAGAATGCATAAGTAAACCGTGGTGTACCCTCTGCATCATCCAAAAGCACCTTCATATTTGGGTGAACTATGCATGGTGAAGGCTTAATCAGACCATTAGAAAAGGCGTATTGAAAACTAATTAATGAGTCTGTTGGATCAACGAGTTCTGGCATTTTGAGTCCTATGTATTTTGATATAAGCGATTCAACATACTACTTTCTTACGTTTAATTCTTTAACATTAACGAGCCAGGATTCGAAATTTTGAAAAAGAGTAAAGTTTTTAATAATTCATTCAAAGCATATCGCATGTGCACATCTAAGAAAGGCTTTCAGCTGTGAGCCTGGGTAAACCGTAAACTTTCGGCGACTCTGCCGTGCGACAGGTTCACGTCTAACATGTCTAAAAGGAAGAGTTATGAAGTTTCAGGTCGCTAAACTGTATCGTGGTAAACATTTCGCAGGGTATGGGATTGCAGTTGATGGTGAGTTACTGGAAGGGCAGCTTTCCGCCAGGACAGAGTCACGCGGAGGCGAGCCACCAACAGTCACTGTGACTTTCAGACTGACAGCAGAACATATCGAGAATCAGCCCGTCATTCAACTGAACAGGGGGTGAGGTATTTATGCCATCACGAATCCCACGCGCCTGCCGTAAGCGTGGATGTGCAGGTACAACCACAGACAGTTCTGGTTACTGCGATAAACATCGTGGCGAAGGATGGGTACAGCATCAACGCGGACTGAGCCGCCACCAGCGTGGCTATGGCTCGAAATGGGATGCCATACGTGCGCGCATACTGAAGCGTGATAATCATCTGTGTCAGAACTGCCTGCGCAATGGGAGAGCCGTTGAAGCCAGAACTGTGGACCACATCATTCCGAAAGCTCATGGTGGCACGGATGCAGACAGTAACCTGCAGAGTCTGTGCTGGCCCTGTCATAAAGCAAAAACAGCGCGCGAACGCATCAATTGATAACAGTTCCCATCTGTAGGGGAGGGGCGGGTCAAATCTCTGCAACCCTGGCTGCTCAGTACCGCCGCCTGACCTTTCCTCGCATCGCCGCAGGTTCGAAAACTTTTTTTTGGAATGTGATTAAATGATTGATAGGTAAAATCGATTATGTCTGGACCCCCGAAAACCCCGCCACGCCTGCATTTGATACGAGGTAACCCCTCAAAGCGGCCAGTTAAAGACTCCAAAAAAACCGCTAAAAAGGATGAAAAAGGTCTCCCTAAAATTCCGCAACATTTAGGGGCGCAGGGGAAGTACTGGTTCAGGCGAATGGCGGAAGAGCTGAATGCGGAAGGGATCATTTCTCAGCTCGATGCACGTGCGCTCGAGTTACTGGTGGAAGCCTACACCGAATACCGGCATCACTGCGAAATACTCGATGTTGAGGGTTATACCTACCGCACGGAAACGCAGAATGGCGATGTGCTGATCAAGGCACACCCGGCTGCTGCGATGAAGGCTGATGCCTGGAAGCGGATTCGGGCGATGCTTGCAGAGTTTGGTATGTCACCGGCAAGCCGGGCGAAAGTAAATACCGCCGGACCGGATGATGTTGATCCGCTGGCAGAGCTTTTAAAAGCGAGAGACTGATGGCAAAAGTGGCTGACGGGATCCGCTACGCCGAACGTGTTGTTGCAGGAGAAATTGTTGCTGGCGAATTTGTCCGTCTGGCCTGCCAGCGTTTTCTTGATGATCTGAAGTACGGCGAAGAGCGGGGGATTTATTTCAGTGAACCTCGTGCACAGCACATCCTTAATTTCTACAAATTTGTACCCCATGTGAAAGGGGCGCTGGCAGGTCAGCCCATTGAGTTGATGGACTGGCATGTGTTTATCCTCATTAATATTTTTGGTTTTGTCATTCCGCTGGTGAATGAAGAAACCGGGGAAGTTGTCATGCGCAGCGATGGCAGTGGACGCCCGGTGATGGTGCGCCGGTTCCGGACAGCATACAACGAAGTTGCCCGTAAAAACGCAAAATCAACCCTGTCATCGGGTATCGGTCTGTATATGACGGGGGCAGATGGTGAAGGCGGGGCTGAGGTGTATTCAGCCGCAACCACGCGTGATCAGGCCAGAATCGTGTTTGAAGACGCCAAAAATATGGTCAGAAAAGCCCGGTCGACACTCGGGCGGTTGTTTGACTTCAACAAGCTGGCGATTTACCAGGAGCAGAGCGCATCAAAATTTGAACCGCTTTCCTCGGATGCAAACAACCTGGACGGTCTGAACATCCACTGCGCCATTATTGATGAACTGCATGCTCATAAAACCCGTGACGTGTGGGACGTTCTGGAAACGGCAACCGGTGCCCGTCTGCAGTCTCTGTTATTTGGCATCACCACGGCTGGCTTTAACAAGGAAGGGATTTGCTACGAGCAGCGTGATTACGCCATCAAGGTATTGCGAGGCTATAACAGCGACGTGGAGGGCGCGGTAAAAGACGACTCCTACTTTGCGATCATTTACACGCTCGATGAGGGAGATGATCCGTTTGATGAAACGGTCTGGCAGAAAGCGAATCCTGGCCTGGGCATCTGTAAACGCTGGGATGATCTGCGTCGTCTGGCGAAAAAAGCGAAGGAGCAGGTCTCTGCGCGGGTGAATTTTTTTACCAAACACATGAATGTGTGGGTCACTGCCGAATCTGCCTGGATGGATATGATTAAGTGGGAGAAGTGCGAATACATTGCTCCACAACATGAGCTGAAAACATATCCCATGTGGGTCGGCGTAGACCTTGCTCATAAGATTGATATCTGTGCGGCGGCAAAACTATGGCGAACCGATAACGGACATGTTCATGCTGATTTTAAATTCTGGCTTCCGGAAGGACGGCTGGAGCGATGCTCGCGGCAGCAGGCAGAACTTTACCGGAAGTGGGCGGAGATGGATAAGCTCATCCTGACGGATGGTGATGTTATCGATCATGCTCAGATAAAAAGTGACTTACTGGAATGGATTGGCGGTGAAAACCTCAGGGAACTGGGATTTGACCCGTGGAGCGCAATGCAGTTCAGCCTGGCACTGGCTGAAGAAGGGATACCGCTGGTGGAGGTTCCGCAGACGGTCCGCAATCTGTCAGAGGCCATGAAGGAAACGGAATCACTGGTTTATGCCGGGCGTTTCCATCACAGCAATCATCCGGTCATGAACTGGATGATGTCTAACGTTACGGTAAAACCGGACAAAAACGACAACATCTTCCCGAATAAATCCACGCCTGAAGCCAAAATCGACGGCCCTGTTGCGCTTTTTACGGCCATGAGCCGCTTTCTGGTAAATGGCGGGGGCGTGAATGACTTTCTGTCCACGCTTGATCCTGATGAGGACCTGTTAATTCTGTGAAACAGCTTATTACTGATATGACCGGGCTGATCGGTTTCGGTTTGCTCACTGCTGGCGTTTATCTGTATGCAGGTCTGCCAGCGTCTCTGATGCTGTCGGGCTGTTTGTTGCTGCTTTATGCACTGGTGGTGTCCATGAGGAGAAAACATGCTTCTTGATGCTCTGTTTCGCAGTGAGCCTCTGGAAAATCCCTCGGTTCCGGTAACCGGAGAGGCCGCTGAGACGGATAATATTTTTGCCCGGGATGTGTATGTCAGTCCGGAAACATCCATGAAGCTGGCTGCTGTCTATGCCTGTATTTATGTTATTTCATCCAGTGTGGCTCAGATGCCCCTGCATGTGATGCGAAAAACGAATGAGCATGTTCAGCCTGCACGCGATCATCCGTTGTTCTGGCTCGTTCATGATGAACCGAATGCCTGGCAGACCAGCTATAAGTGGCGGGAACTGAAGCAGCGTCATGTGCTGGGGTGGGGCAATGGTTATACGTGGGTAAAACGTAATCGTCGTGGAGAGGTTACCAGCCTTGAATGCTGTATGCCATGGGAAACCACGTTACTTAACACCGGTGGGCGTCATACTTACGGGGTGTATAACGAAGAGGGTGCATTTGCGGTAAGTCCGGACGACATGATCCATATCAGGGCGCTGGGAAACAATCAGAAAATGGGACTGAGCCCGATCATGCAGCATGCTGAAACCATTGGTATGGGAATGAGTGGCCAGCAGTATACCAGCGCCTTTTTTAACGGTAATGCCCGTCCTGCCGGTATTATTTCTGTGAAAAATGAACTGAACGAACAAAGCTGGGGCAGGCTTAAAAATATGTGGCAGCGGGCGGTGACAGCGCTTCGCAGCCAGGAAAATAAAACCATGTTGCTGCCTGCGCAACTGGATTACCGCGCTCTGACAGTTTCTCCGGTGGATGCTCAGATCATTGATATGACCAAGCTGAACCGGTCGATGATTGCCGGGATTTTTAATGTCCCGGCGCACATGATTAATGACCTGGAAAAAGCCACATTTTCGAATATTACGCAGCAGGCGATTCAGTTTGTTCGCTACACGATGATGCCCTGGGTTGCGAACTGGGAGCAGGAGCTTAACCGTCGCCTGTTTACCCGTACAGAACGGGCTGCCGGGTATTACGTTCGTTTCAACCTCACGGGGTTGCTCCGTGGGACCCCACAGGAGCGTGCGCAGTTCTATCACTTTGCCATTACAGATGGCTGGATGAGTCGGAATGAAGCCAGGGCATTTGAGGATATGAACCCGGTTGACGGTCTGGATGAAATGCTGGTCAGCGTAAATGCAGCAAATCCGTTGAATAACTTTAAAGATACGAAAGGCAAAGAGGAAAAGAACGATGAATGACCGTGAAACGCGCTGTTACAGCGGGGAGGTGCGGGCGGAACAATATGATAATGCCCCGACCCACATTCTGGGGTATGGCTCGGTATTTAACAGTCGTTCAGAACCTCTGTGGGGATTTCGTGAAATCATCAAGCCGGGGGCTTTTGATGATGTACTGAATGATGATGTACGTGGCTTGTTTAATCATGATCCTAATTTCATTCTCGGACGAAGTTCTGCCGGCACGTTGTCATTGTCGGTGGATGAACGCGGTTTACGTTATGACATTGTTGCACCGGATACTCCGACTATTTGTGACCTGGTGCTGTCTCCAATGTTGCGTGGTGACATTAATCAGTCCTCGTTCGCGTTTCGTGTCGCCCGTGACGGAGAGAGCTGGTATGAAGACGACGAGGGGATTGTTATCCGGGAAATCACGCGCATTTCTCGTCTGTATGACGTCAGCCCGGTGACATATCCGGCCTATCAGGACGCAGACTCTGGTGTCCGCTCAATGAAAGCCTGGCAGGAAGCGCGGGCGAGTGGTGCGCTGAAGAAAGCTGTTAACGAACGAATGGCGCGTGAGCGTCTTTTGACCCTTCTTAATGCATAAGGATACTACTGACGATGAAACTTCATGAGATGAAGCAAAAACGAAACACCATTGCAAAGGATATGCGTGCACTGCATGAAAAAATTGGTGATAACGCATGGACTGATGAGCAACGGGCAGAGTGGAACAGGGCGAAAGCTGAGCTGGATGCGCTGGATGAGCAAATCGCCCGTGAAGAAGAGTTGCGCCGTCAGGATCAGGCATATGTGGATGAGTCCGGGCCGGAAGAGCGCCAGAATAATGAGGCGGAGAACGGGAAAAAGGCGGTGGAAGAGAAGCGCGCTGCGGCATTTAACCGTTTTCTGCGTGCCGGATTTGCAGAACTGAATGCTGAAGAGCGTAATCTGATGCGTGAACTGCGGGCTCAGAGTGTAACAACGGATTCTCAGGGCGGATATACGGTGCCCACGCAGATGCGTAACAAAATCATTGACACCATGAAGGCTTATGGCGGGATTGCCAGTGTGGCGCAACTTCTGACCACATCAACCGGGCAGGATATCACCTGGTCAACGTCTGATGGCACGACTGAAGAGGGCGAACTGCTGGCGGAGAATACAGCCGCAACGGAACAGGATGTGACGTTCGGGACCGCTATTCTGGGGGCTAAAAAGCTGTCATCAAAAATAATTCGTGTGTCCAATGAGCTGCTCCAGGACAGTGGGGTGGATATTGAATCTTATCTGGCAAACCGTATTGCCCAGCGTATTGGTCGTGGAGAGGCAAAATATCTGGTTCAGGGGACCGGAACGGGATCACCGTTACAGCCAAAAGGGCTGGCAGCGTCGGTGACGGGAACCATCCAGACTGCAGCCTCTGCCGCTTTCACCTGGAAAGAAATGAATGCCCTGAAACATGCCATTGATCCGGCATATCGTGGTGGGCCGAAATACCGCTGGGCATTCAATGATGCCACATTGCAGACTATTGAAGAGATGGAGGATGGACAGAAACGCCCGTTATGGCTGCCGGATATTGCAGGCGGTACGCCGGCTACTGTGCTGGGGATCCCTTATGTTATTGATCAGGCTATTGACGGGATTGGTACCGGAAAAAAATTCATTTTCCTGGGGGATTTCAACCGCTTTATCATTCGCCGCGTTACTTATATGGAACTGAAACGTCTGGTTGAGCGTTATGCTGAGTTTGATCAGGTGGCATTTCTGGCTTTCCATCGTTTTGACTGTGTGCTGGAAGATGTGGCAGCCATCAAGGCGCTCACTGGCAAATAACCACTCGTTGTTCAGTTACAGACCGCGCCGACGCGGTTTTTTTATGCCCGCACAGTGTTGCGGGCAGGAGTTTCTGATGGCAGCAATAGTGGAAAAACTCAGGGCGCAGTGCCGTATTGATACAGATGATGCAACTGATGATGAGTTACTGATGCTGTATTTCCGGGCTGCCTGCCGCAAGGCAGAAAATTTTATCAACCGTAAGCTTTATGAGGAGACGGTGCCGGAAGGTGATCCTGAAGGGGTGCTTATAGCTGATGATGTTTTGCTGGCGCTCATGTTGCTGGTCGGGCACTGGCACGAAAACCGGGAAAATTCCTCAGATGTCAGCAAGGCACCAGTCCCGTTTGGTTTTTCTTCTCTGCTGGAGCCTTATCGTTTTATTCCTTTGTAGGAGGAGACATGCAGGCGGGCAGATTACGTGATCGCGTAATTATTCTGAATGTCACCACCGCCCGCTCTCCGTCAGGGCATCCGGTGGAGACGGTGACGGAGGGAGCTACCGTATGGGCAGAAGTTAAGGGTATCAGCGGGAGGGAGATAATCTCAGGCGGAGCAGAAACCGCTCAGGCTACGGTCAGAGTCTGGATGAGATTCCGGCGCGATGTGACAGCGACTTCACGTCTGAAAGTGCTGACCGGTGCATTTAAAGGGGCCATTCTGGGTATAGAAGGTCCACCAATACCGGATGCACGCGCTACCCGGCTTGAAATACTCTGCAGCCTGAAGGGGAATGTGTGATGGATTTCAGTCTTGATTTTTCCGGCCTGGCGGATATTGCACGGGATTTGGAGACGCTCAGCAGGGCAGAAAACAATAAGGTTCTGCGCGATGCCACCCGTGCCGGTGCTGAAGTTATGCGGGATGCAGTTGTTGAACGTGCGCCGGAGCGAACCGGGAAACTGAAGAAAAATGTGGTTGTTCTCACTCAGCGTTCAAAGCGTCGGGGGGAAATTATCTCGGGTGTCCACATTCGCGGACGGAACCTGCGAACCGGAAACAGTGATAACAGCATGAAAGCCAGCGATCCCCGAAATGCATTTTACTGGCGCTTTGTGGAGCTGGGAACGATAAACATGCCCGCGCATCCATTCATTCGCCCGGCTTTCGATACGACAGAGGAGCTGGCGGCGCAGGTTGCCATACAGCGAATGAATCAGGCTATTGATGAGGTCTTAAGTAAATGAGGGAGGCCACACTGTATTCCCTGTTGTCTCAGCTGGCCGGAGGACAGGTTTATCCTTATGTGGTCCCGCTGACGGAGGGAAAGCCTGCGGTATCTCCGCCGTGGCTGGTGTTTTCTGTGGTGTCTGACACGGCATCTGATGTGCTTGATGGGCAGGCTGAATCCAGAATTACCGTGCAGATCGATGTCTGGGCGACAGTACCTGATGACGCAGATAATATTCGTGAGCAGGCGCTTGATGCGGTAAGGAAACTGGCACCCTCCGTTATTTCTAAAACGCAGGGTTATGATCCTGATTCCCGTCTGAGCAGAGCCACGCTTGAATTTCAGGTAATAGCCTGAGGTCGTTAATGATTTTACCCACCCGCCGCTGGCGGGTTTTTTATTTTCAGGAGACGAGTATGTCCTCTAATTTTGAGCGTTCGCAACTGACGAAAATTATGATTTCGTCTGCACCGGTAACAGCAGAAACCCTGGATTCTGCCAGCTATCTTGGCCTGAGCTGTACAATCAAAGAAGTGCAGTTTACCGCTGGACAAAAGCAGGATATTGATGTCACCACGCTGTGTTCTGTTGAGCAGGAAAATATTAACGGTCTTGGTGCCGCGTCAGAGATTTCCATGTCAGGCAACTTTTACCTCAATGCTGCCCAGAACGCGTTGCGCAGTGCCTATGACAATGACACCACGTATGGCTTTAAAGTTATTTTTCCGTCAGGCAACGGATTTACCTTTATGGCAGAAGTGCGTCAGCATACCTGGTCTGCAGGAACCAATGGTGTTGTGGCTGCAACGTTTTCCCTGCGTCTGAAAGGCAAACCTGTGCTGACGACAGCTTCGCTGAAAGTGAAGGTTGATTTAAAAAGCACGCTGCGGGTTGCTTCCGGAGCGAAACTTGAAATGGCGGTTGAGGCTGCGGGTGGTGTGCCGCCTTATTCTTATGTCTGGAAGAAAGGTGGTTCTCCTGTTTCCGGACAGACGGCGGCAACGTTCAGTAAGGCATCAGCATCATCCGGTGATGCGGGTGCGTATACCTGCGAGATTTCTGATTCAGCAAGCCCTGTTAACAAGGTGACCTCCACTTCCTGCACTGTTACCGTCAGTTAATGAGGATAGATGTGATGACTAAAAATATCCGCAATCTGGCACTGGCAACGATGTCGGGGTTTCGCCATAAAACTGTTGATGTGCCTGAATGGGAAGGGGCAACGGTTGTATTACGGGAACCTTCTGCAGAAGCCTGGTTGCGCTGGCAGGAGATCGTTAAAGCAAAAGATAATGAGACACCGTTATCCGTTGCGGAGCGCGCCCGCCGAAATCTGGAGGCAGATGTTGAACTGTTCATTGATGTTCTGTGTGATACCGGACTGCAACCCGTATTTTCAGAGGATGATCGTGAACAGGTGATTGCCGTGTATGGCCCGGTGCATGCGCGGCTTCTTCGGCAGTCTCTGGAACTGATCAGTGATGCCGGCGAGGTTAAAAAAAGTAGCGCTTCCGGGGATGCGTTTTCTGATGATGCTGGCGCTCAGGATGGGGCGCACATTGTCAGAGTTACGCCGGGAAATGTCCGCATCAGAAATCATGATGTGGGCAGAATTTGACAGGTTCAGCCCGCTGGGGGACGAACGGGCTGATTTCCGGGCTGCCCAGATTGTTTCAGCTGTTTACGGTGCGCAGGGGGTCAAAGTGTCACTGAATGATGCGCTTCTTCAGTGGGAGAAGGAGCAGACAGAAGGCGTATCAGATCCATTTGCCGGACTGGAAAAAGCGCTTTTAATAGTGTCTCAGTGAGTCAACATAACCGCTTCGGCGGTTTTTTTTCGTCCGGAGAATGAGTGTGGCGACATTACGTGAACTGATTATTAAAATCTCGGCAAATTCCCGGTCATTCCAGTCAGAGATCTCCCGGGCTTCGCGTATGGGGCAGGATTACTACCGTACCATGCAGAACGGAGGCCGGCAGTCCGCTGCTGCATCCCGTGAAATGCGGCGTGCACTGGCAGAAGTGACGGATCAGATAAATACAGCTAAATCTTCGGCACTGAATATGGCGGGGGCATTTGCCGGGGCTTTTGCTACCGGTCATCTTATTTCTCTCGCCGATGAGTGGAATTCAGTAAATGCCCGTCTGAAGCAGGCCTCACAGTCCAGTGATGATTTTCAGGTATCACAACGTGAATTAATGGCGATCAGCCAGAGAACGGGGACGGCGTTTTCTGATAACGCCAGCCTTTTTGCCCGTTCTGCAGCTTCCATGCGGGAGTATGGTTACAGTTCTGAGGAGGTACTGAAAGTCACCGAGGCGATCTCCACGGGCCTGAAATTATCCGGTGCCAGTACAGCAGAAGCCAGTTCGGTGATCACGCAGTTCAGTCAGGCACTGGCGCAGGGAGTGCTGCGCGGTGAAGAGTTTAACTCGGTGAATGAGAGCGGTGATCGTGTTATTCGTGCGCTGGCTGCGGGAATGGGCGTTGCCCGTAAGGATCTGAAGGCCATGGCGGATAACGGAAAACTAACCGCCGATAAGGTTGTTCCTGCACTGATTAGTCAGCTTGGGGCGTTGCGTGATGAATATGCAGCAATGCCTGATACGGTTTCATCCTCTGCAACCAAAGTTGAAAACGCCTTTATGGCCTGGGTTGGTGGTGCGAACGAGGCAAGCGGAGTGACGAAGACGCTCTCCGGGGTGCTGAATGGTCTTGCAGGCAATATTGACACCGTGGCAACCGCTGCCGGTGCTCTGGTTGCCGTCGGGGTAGCCCGATATTTTGGCAATATGGCGTCTTCTGCTGGATCTGCAACTGCCGGATTAATTACTGCAGCCAGAAACGAAGTGGCTCTTGCTGAAGCGCAACTTCGGGGGACACAGATAGCAACCGCCAGGGCGCGTGCGGCGGTTTATCGTGCGCAACAGGCGGTTGTTGCTGCTCGCGGTACCGAAAGGCAGGCCGCAGCAGAAGCGAAGCTGACAGCTGCCCAAGCGTCACTTACCCGTAATATTGCGGCCAGAACAGCGGCACAGACAACGCTGAATACTGTCACGTCAGTGGGGAGTCGTCTGTTAAGTGGTGCGCTGGGGTTGGTTGGTGGTGTGCCGGGACTCGTCATGCTGGGGGCGACGGCCTGGTACACGATGTATCAGAATCAGGAGCAGGCCAGAGAATCTGCACGCCAGTATGCCGCAACAATCGACGAAATTCGCCAGAAAACGTCGGCAATGTCGCTTCCTGAAGCGTCAGATAATGAGGAAAAGACGCGGCAGGCACTTGATGAGCAAAACAGGTTAATTGACGAGCAGAAAAGTAAGATTAAATCCTTACAGGAAAAAATTGCTGGCTATCAGTATGTGCTGGCAAACCCGGGCTGGACAACCGATAACGGTTTTATGATTAACCACATGACGTCGGTAAAAACTGTCACAGAAGGGCTTGCAGAAGCAACAAATCAACTGGCAGTTGAACAGTCCCGTCTCACACAAATGCAGGGCAAAGCGCAATCCATTCAGGATGTGCTTGCCGGGCTGGAGGAGCGACGGGTGGCGTTGATCCGTCAACAGGCCGCGGAACAAAACAAAGCGTATCAGTCCCTGTTGATCATGAATGGGCAGCATACCGAGTTTAATCGCCTTCTCGGGCTCGGTAATGAATTACTTCAGCAGCGACAGGGGCTGGTGAATGTACCGTTACGGCTACCACAGGCAACCCTGGATGATAAACAGCAGACTGCACTGAATAACAGCGAGCGCGAACTGGCTCTGTCCCGCCTGAAGGGGGAAGCCCGTGAGCGTGCCCGCTTGGGTTATGCTGCGGATGATCTCGGCTTTGTGGGAGAGGCGTATCAGACAGCCAGACAGAATTATATCAATAACTCACTGGATGCCTGGCGAAATAACCAGGCAAATAAACCCAAAGCGCATAAAAAGACCGAAGCGGAAAAAACAGAAGATATTTATAAACGGCTGATTAAACAGCAAAAAGAACAAATAGCACTGGCAGGGCAGAATACTGAACTGGCTAAGATGAAATATCAGGTCAGTCAGGGCGAATTATCAACCCTGTCAGAAGCGCAGAAAAAAACGCTTTTGCAGAATGCAGCACTCATCGACCAGAAAAAGATTCGTGAGCAGCTTGCTGCGTATGAAAGCAGCCTGGCGGACAGTAATGCCAGTACCCGGGCGTCTAACGACGCGCAGTTACTGGGATATGGTGAAGGCTCACGGATGCGTGAACGACTCCAAGAAATGTGGAGTATCCGGCATGAGTTTGAGCAGAAAAATAACGAGCTGCTGAGACAGTATCAGGCCGGAGAAATTGAAGAAGCCCTGTGGAAACAGGAGAAAGAACTGAATAAAAAATATCTGGAAGAGCGTCTCAGCGATCAGCAGGATTATTATGCAAAGGCCGATGCTTTACGTAATAACTGGAATGCAGGACTCCAGGAGGGGCTGACCAACTGGGCAGACAGTGCCACCGATTATGCTTCGCAGGCGGCAGATGCTGTCGTTTCCACTATGGACGGACTGGTATCAAATATTTCCGATGCACTGGCCGGAAATGTTGTGGACTGGAGAAACTGGGGGAGTTCAATTCTCCAGGAAGTTTCAAAAATTCTGATGAATGCGGCCATTGTTAACGGACTGAAGTCACTCTCCGGTGCCGGAGGGTGGCTTGGTACGGTCGGCGGATGGATTTCGGGGGCGGTGGCAAACGCAAAAGGTGGTGTTTACACATCGGCAAATCTGAGTGCTTACAGTAACACTATTGTGGATACACCGACGTATTTTGCTTTTGCGAAAGGTGCCGGGCTGATGGGCGAGGCCGGGCCTGAAGCTATCATGCCACTGACACGGGCAGCGGACGGCTCTCTTGGGGTCAGAGCCATTGGCAATGTGAATAGTGGCGGGGGGTTTGTTTATTCTCCCGTGTATCACATCAGCATTCAGAACCAAGGGAGCAATGGCGAGATAGATGCGCGCTCAGCCAGGGGACTGGTGGATCTGATCGACAGCAGGGTTGTGTCAATTATGCAGTCATCGCGTCGGGATGGAGGATTGTACAGTGCCTGAGCCTGAAGTTTTTAACTGGATCCCCCGTGAGGGGATGGAGACGACACGAAAGCCATCAGTTATTACGGTAAAGTTTGGTGACGGATATGAACAGAGACGGGCTGGTGGTCTGAATGCGGATCTGAAAACGTTTAAACCGGTATTTCGTGTCACAGATGAATATTCCCGTGCCGCGCTGGACAGTTTTTTATCCCGTCATGCCGGGATTCGTGCTTTTTTGTGGCGTCCGCCAAAACACAACAGGACTGTCCGGGTTGTCTGCAGGGAGTGGAGCATTTCGGATAATGCCATGTATACCGATTTTAACTGTACCTTTGAAGAGGTCACTCACTGATGCAGGATATACAGCAGGAAACACTCAATGAGTGCACTAAAACGGAGCAATCCGCGCTGATCGTGCTCTGGGAAATTGATCTGACAGAGGTCGGCGGAGATCATTATTTCTTCTGTAATGAGCAGAACGAAAAAGGTGAACCAGTCACCTGGCAGGGGCGGCAGTATCAGGCCTATCCCATTCAGGGAAGTGGATTTGAGATGAACGGCAAAGGAGCCAGTGCAAGGCCAACGCTGAAAGTCTCTAATCTGCACGGCATGGTCACCGGGATGGCGGAAGACCTGCAGAGTCTGGTCGGCGGAACGGTGGTCCGGCGTAAGGTTTACGCCCGTTTTCTGGATGCGGTGAACTTCGTCAACGGAAACAGTGACGCCGATCCGGAGCAGGAGGTGATCAGCCGCTGGCGCATCGAGCAGTGCAGCGAACTGAGCGCGGTGAGTGCCTCTTTTGTACTGTCCACGCCGACGGAAACGGACGGTGCCGTTTTTCCGGGACGTATCATGCTGGCCAACACCTGCACCTGGACCTATCGCGGTGATGAGTGCGGTTATCACGGTCCGGCGGTAGCGGATGAATATGATCAGCCGACGTCCGATATCACGAAGGATAAATGCAGCAAGTGCCTGAGCGGCTGTAAGTTTCGCAATAACGTCGGCAACTTTGGCGGCTTCCTTTCCATTAACAAACTTTCGCAGTGA